CTTCGGTAACGCAATCCAGCCGCAAGTCGCCGCGGAAGTGATCGGCGCCTACATGGAGCAAGCCGCATGAGCGAGAAAGATCGTGCCGAATGCAAGGCCTCTACTGGATTCGAGACCTGGGAAGAGATGCAGACTTACGCCTCGTGGATCGTTATTCAGGGGATCACTCGCGGTGAACGCCTGGAATCGACAATGGCGAGCGTGTTTCACCTGCATCGGCGGTGGTTCGATGGTCTAGCCAAGAAGGAGAAATCGAAATGACACCACCAAACACACACGCACAGGAGAGCCGCCATGGGTGAGATGACGTTGGAGAAACGAAAGCTAGCGCTGGACATCATCGAGCGGGCCGTTGCGAAGTGCGTGGAGACTGGCACGGACGACGTCGCAATACCGCTCATGGATGCCATCGTTGTCATGGAGGCAGCGAGTACCGCCGCCCTCGTCCATCCCCGCCCTGCGGTGCCGGAGGGGTGGAAGCTCGTGCCTCTTGAGCCCACTAGCCCGATGACCTTCATTGGTCAGACGCTTCGATACGACTCTGTAAACAGTATCGGAGAAATCTACCGCCGCATGCTCGCCGCCGCGCCAGAATCGGGAGGTGGGTGATGAAGTACTTCTACAGATTCAAGGAAATGGACGGAGACTGGTCCGAATGGCGTGAGTGTTCGGCGGCAACATACACCCTCTACCAAGGACGTTGGGACGTAGACACATGGTGCCAGCCATGATCCCCACTAGCCGCGTGAGTGAAGATCGGATGCGCGAGACGTTCGAGAAGTGGGCCGTCGCCAACGATTACTACATGGACATCCGACGCGACGGCAACTACGCGTCAACCGCTACATCTGGCGCCTGGGCAGGATTTCAAGCCGCCCTATCGACCATGGGTGACGTGGTGGCGGTGAGCGAGCTTCGTGATCTGGCTGATTCATGGGAGTCCGTCACCAGAGCATTCGACAGGCCCGACTCCAGCTACACACATGAGAAAATCGTTGGTCACCGCCGAGCACTGACTGCCGACCTATCCGCCATCCTGAACCGAGGTGGGAAATGAGTGAGAAAATGGCAGCGTTCGTCTGCTACAGGAATTCGGACCTCAATGAGGGACGTGGGTACACATACCCCTACGCGGTGTGTCGAAACGAATCAACGGCAAGGAGGTTGTGTGTAAAGGCCGACGTGCAAGGGACGGACGCCAGTTATCGCGAGGTAGAACTCGTGAAGGTGGGGCCGACGTGGTTCGGTCCGGTGAACGTCATCCAACCAAACAAGGCTGACGATATTGCGGAAGATGCCATACGGCGCGAGAAGACAGCAAAGCTGCGCAAGGATAGGGCCCTGGATGCCGCAAGAAAGGCAGGATTGTCAGAAGACGACATCGCCGCCCTTGTCGGAGTCGCCCCATGACCGTGCGTGACCTTCGTGAACTGGGCGAGAGTCTGCGCGACGAGCGGCAGGGATCAGAAAGCATTCAGCGGCAGGTAGAAGCCGCGAAACAATTGTTCCAGAGGGAACGAACCATTACCGCGCCTGAGGAGCGGTGCGAAACGTGCGATGGCTCGGGCATCCTCTGGCCCCTCGATCCACGCGAGCCGGATGAGGTATGCGAATACTGCGACGGAACAGGCACCAAGAGCCGAGGTGGGGGATGAGCGAGCGTGAATGCTTCTACTGCGATGGCACCGGCTTCATGTTGGACGACGAGGATCTAGATGCCTCGTGGGACAAAAAGCGTTGCGAAGAATGCGACGGAACTGGTTTTGAGCCGGAGGAAGAATGAAACCTAAAACCACCATGAGCGACGGCCGACTGTGGTGCCTCGGAAACGTGTTCTACGAGATCGGTAGCGACCAGGGCATCGACAGCATTGCACACGATGCTGCTATGGCCCATGCCCTAGACGCAGCCATCGCCGAATTGGAGAACGACCAGTCGCCGGAATACTCCCCGGCCTATGTGCTGGCTGAGGTTAGGCGGAGGGCTGTGGAGAAGATGAAAGACTGGGGATATACAGATGAAACTACCTGATCGAGCTATCCAGTGGCTATGCAAACACGGCATCCACGAATGGCGCTGGATACCTGATAACCAAGTCCGTTGTGTTCACTGCGGACTGATCAAAAAGGATCTCCCATGAAACACGAAGCCACCGCAAAACCCAAGCTCCGTCGCATGCATCCATGGCGGGGCTTCGTGGAGAAGCCATCCAAGGGTCAGCAACGCCGTGAGTTCGATCACCCGGCACTCCCTTCGGCACTCTCCAGGCCTATACGATGAACTCACACGAGATCCTCATGCAGGTCAGGCACGACCTTGTCGAACGGTTCCACGAACGAAACGCCGGTCGCCTGATTCGGTCCAATGATTCTCTGCAACGCGCCTACGACGAATCGCTTGATCTCATCCTTACCCTGAAGCAATCGCTTCTGGAGCGCGAACCATGATCGCTGGCAATACATCCAACCCGTTCCGTGCCGCAGCGCATATCTCCCAGCGTATCGATCACGCCATGTGCAGCAAGCGATGGTTCGTGTGGCTCGATGGTGATCGGGTATGCTACTGCAACGAGGACTCCAAGAAGATCTTCAACGAACGTGACCTCGTCGGCACGTATGTGAAGCGAAGGCATGACGACATGCAATTTACCCTGACGCAGATCATGGAAGATATCCAGGCGTCGGAATCTGAAAAATACCGTGGAGGCACCATCGGATGAGTCAGTACGACAACAACCTGTCCGGCGCTCTGTTCAAGAACGATCGTAAGGAAAAAGAAACCCATCCCGACTACACGGGGTCATGCGAGATCGAGGGGCAGGATTACTGGATATCGGCGTGGATCAAGGTGGGGAAGGAAGGATCGAAGAGGCCGGGAGAGAAGTTCATGAGCCTGGCGTTCAAGCTGAAGGACCAGCAGCAGGCGCCATCACAACCCAAGCCGACACCCACGCCTGCGCCGATGGATGACGACGATATTCCGTTATGATCTTTGACGGCCTACCCACCGAAGCGTAGGCTATACTTCCACCGCGGGGAAATCGTCCGGCCAGACGCGCTCCTGCCTACCCAGGGCTCACCCGCACCTTTTATTGCCGGTAGGAGGCATCTTGAAATACCAAGGGTTCATCGACGCTATTCGTAGCGCGAATTTGACGCCTCCGGCGGAAATTGTCGCCGATGGCACGCTTAAGCGGTTCGCCAGCAACGGGAACCCAAGGGACACTGCCGGATGGTATGTTCTCCACGACGATGGGTTTGTCGCTGGAGTGTACGGATGCCACCGCCAGAGCATCCAGGAAAACTGGCACGAGAAGTCATACGATCTTGTCGATGACGTCACCAGGCGCGCCTTTCAGGCAAGAATAGAGCGCGCTCGAGACGAATCGCGCGCAGCCTATGAGAAAGATCAAAAAGAAGCCGCCGTGACGGCCCGTAGGCTGATCAGCCAGTCCACGAAAGACGCCCCGCACCCCTATCTCGATAGAAAGGGCATCCTGCCCCATGGCACGTATGTCCACCCGGTGCAGGGCCTGCTTGTGCCCATGCATGACGGCGAAGGCCAGATCGTCAATGTAGAGCGCATCCCGATCGATGCCAAAGAGGTAAAAAAAGGCCTCCCTTCAGGCCGCCGGAAGGGGTGTTTCTTTCCTATAGGCGATGAAATAACAGACACGATCCTCATCGCCGAGGGCTTCTCAACGGGTGCATCGGTTCACGAGGCCACCGGGTACATGACGTTCGTTGCCTTCTCGGCAGGCAACCTGAAGGCTGTCTACGCCTATGTGTCCGAACATTTCCCCGACAAACGCATCATCATCGCCGCGGACAATGACCAGTTCACCGATGGCAACCCGGGCCTCAAGGCAGCTCAGGAAACGGGCTGCACTTACGTTTACCCCGAATTCCCTTCGATCTCTGGAAACCCCACGGATTTCAACGATCTCCATGCCATCGAAGGCATTGACGCGGTTCGCGAATCTATCGAAAAACAGCTATCCGAACCCATCATCGATATCAATGCGGGTGAGCCATTCGATCTCTTTTCGCAGATGGATCCGCCTGAATTCTGCCGCGGCATGCTCCCCACGGCCCTGGAGAATTATGTCTTCGACCAGGCGGAAGTGATGGGCACCGACCCGTCCATTTTCGCTATGGGGTGCATCGTCGCCTGCGCCTCTGCGATCGATGCAGGCATAAAGATCCAGGTGAAAATATCCGACCCGTCCTGGACGGAATCCGCGCGGCTGTGGGGCGCTGTCGTCGGCGACCCGTCCATCAAGAAAACCCCGGCGCTATCCAGGGCGATCGCCCCGCTCAAGAAGATCAATTTCGAGCTCACCCAAGGCAATGAAAAAGAGGACCGGTCATACAAGGCGATGATGGCCCAGTTCAAAAAGGCCATGAAGACCTATGACCCGGATCTTGGCGCACCCGAAGAGCCCGAGGCACCTAAGAAGAAACGAACGATCGTCGAAGACGCCACGATCGAAGCCCTAGGGGAAATTCTCAAGGACAATGAGCGCGGGGTTCTCATCTTCATGGATGAGCTCGCCCGCTGGTTCGGCGCGATGGACGCGTATCGCCAGGGCGGGTCCGGGTCCAAAGACCGAGGCAATTATCTGGAACTCTACAACGGCCACTCCAAACCCATCGACCGCATCGGGCGAGGGTCCATCAGCGTGCCCATGTGGGGCGCCTGCATGCTGGGGGCCATCCAGCCGTCGTCGATCAAACAGGAACTCAAGCAAGCCCCCATGGACGGCCTGATCCAACGTTTCATGATTGCCATCGGCCAGAAACGTCCCTACTCGGAATCCAACCGCGCCCCGGTTAAGGATTATTCGGATGCCTACCACGACCTGATCCGGTCGCTTCACGCCGCGGGCTACACCGAATCAACTGTTAAAATGTCTCCGGAGGCTGATGTGGTCCGGTCGCGGCTGTTCGCCTTCGCGCACCGGATGACTTCCCATGACATCTTCCCCGATTCCTTCAAATCCCACCTGTCCAAATGGGAGGGACTGTTCCCGCGCCTCTGTCTTACCTTCCACGCCGTTGAGAGCCTCTCGGACACCCCCAAGCATCACCCGGTCAACCAGGCCGTCTCGCGGGCCACAGCGGAGCGCGTAGAGGCCTTCATGAAGGATTTCCTGTTCCACCACGAGTACGCCTTTTACACGGACGTCCTAGGTGTCACGGAGCAAGGGGATCACGCCCGCTGGATCGCGGGGCACATCCTGGCCCACGGCCTGAAGATTATCAGCCGGTCGGACATCAAGCGCGTCTATAAGCGCTGGGACAGTCTTCACGAATGGATCCAGGAGGCGACGATGCGATGTCTTGAGGATGCCAACTGGATCTCATCGGCGGATCTGAAGGGCAATCAGAAGAGACTTCAGAAGTGGATAGTGAACCAGAGAGTACATGATATGTACGTCGATCAGGCCGAAAAAGAGTTAAGAATACGTAAGGAGAGGATGGAGGGTATATCTGAACTGACATCAATGCGCAGTAGATTAAATAACCGAAAATGATCCATTTGTGCAGCGACTGCACTTGGGCGTGATAGACATATTTTGCCTTTCTCTCTCTCTCGTTATATAAAAGTTAAATAAAGTCATTTTTTATATCTCACACGCCTAAGTGCACTTGGTGCACTTCCTTAAAAATCTCATTTTGGACTGAGACATGAAGAGAGTGACCGTTGTGGCCCTGAACAAGCTCGCATGGAGAATGAGCCACGGTGTCGGCAGCCGCCCGGGCGTCGGGAACCTTGACGCATGGGAGGACATCCGCAAGGAGCTACGCAGGATGAGGGATTCGGGAGTGCTCACCATGGACAGGTTTCAGGTATTGGCGAGGCGGTATGGGTTATGGGTGAGGCGACCCTGACCTCCCACCTCTCGCGCGCACCAATCAGGTGCATTTGCACCAAGATGGTGCAATCAATCCCGCCGCCGATTCCTAGGAATCTTCACCCAGGTCAACAGTTGACATTCGCCGCCATGCGCGTACCATGGACCCCATGCCGACCGAAGCCTCCAAGCGCACGATGAACAGCCGCCAGTCGGCCATTGACCGAGGCGCCCTCCCGCTACACGGCCTCCTGCCTCCTGAGAGCGCCGTGGTGGCCCGCGCGATGGTCGAGCAAGGGTACGCCCGCAGTGCGGCCCACGCGTGCCACCTAGCGCTTCTGAGGATGGTTGACGAGGATTCGAAATGATTGACTACGACAACGATGGGACCGGGCTGCTGCTCTGTCTGGCGCTGGTGGCCATGAGTCTGCTAGCGCTCGGTATCGCGGTGTTGTGGGGGTGGCTCATATGACTTCCCTGGCTGCGTGCATGGGCTCCTCCACGCCCCGCTTCATTCCGAAGGAATCCAAGACATGACCCGACGATCCGAGTTCCGTGCCAACTGTGCCCAGGAGCGCCAGCTCACCAAGGCCGAGTTCGCCCGTCAGTACACGCGGTCCCGCGAGGAGCAATCCGGTGGCCGGTCGCTGCTTTGGGGTGTACTGGGCTACATCGCCTTCGTGGCGATATGCTTGGCCCTGGTTCGTCATGGAGGTTAGCTCATGGAATGGATCAATCAGCGGCCAACGCAAGCAGGGTGGTATTGGGTTGTCAACGACTCCATCCAGCCGACCATCACTGAGGTTCAGTGGGTCTATCAGGGGGCGCAGACACTTATCCCGGAGCTCCATGTCATGAGCTTTACGCCGACCAACAATGACCGATGGATGGGGCCTCTTGACGTGCCGCAGCGGCCGGTACTTGATGTCGTAGTCGACACGCCGCAGGACAGTTAAGTTTTACGCTGGCCAGGCCGTTGGGTGCCCCCTCATCCCATCCTTCGGTCGCGGCTGGCTCCTATCCCAGACGATGAGGTGACCCGTGGAACGTGATATGCAGGAACAGATGAACACACAGGCAGGCGTGTACTTCTTTCGCGACCATGCCAATTCCCAAGGCTATGTGACGGGTGCCGTGAAGATCCAGTCGCCCGTGGAGGGTGCAATGACTCGGATCACCGATTCGATCGGCGTGCTTGAAGATCGGGTCAAGGATCTGAATGTCCGGCTGGCTTCGGTTCTACGCGATACGCCAACCAAGGCGGTTCCCCAGATCGTGGCAGCCATCCCCGAGAGCGAGCACGTTGCCCGACTTCAGGAGATCGTCTCACGCATCCAGAACCTTTCGACCTCCGTCGCTGACCTGTCCGAACGCTGCACGCTCTGACGCCATGCCAGTCCCCACCAAGAAAACCCCCGACGTCCTCGACGAGATCCTTCAGCAGGTGGCTTCCGAAGGCAATCTGGATCGCATCCTGGCGTCCTCGGAACGGTATCCGCGCCGCGAGACATGGGATGGCTGGGTGAAGGCGGACGATGATCTGGCGAGACGGTACCTGTCGGCAAAGCAGAGTTACGCTGCCAAGCTGGTGTTCGAAGCCAAGGAAATCGCCGATGGTGTTGGTGTCTCCGAGGCGGGGTATAACGACAAGAAAGTGGGCCATCAGGTCAAGACACGCCTGTGGATGGCCGAGAAGTTGGATAGGTCGAACTTCGGTTTGCAGCAACGTCTAGAGCACGTTGGCGAGGACGGCGGTCCGATCAAGACCATCCACACCCTCACCGACGATGAGTTGATGAGGATCGCCACGGCGAAGAAGGGGAAGGGTGATGAGTGATCGCATGGGCCTGACCGAGATCCAGATGCAGCGTTGGATCGAACTCCAGATCGCACTGGAGAACTTCCGCTCCCATGTGAACGAGGCGAGGCAGCGTTCGGCTTTCGAACGCCAGACGCAGGTGAAGTATGCCGCGGTGGCCCTGTGTGATGACCCGCCGGGGTTGTTCTCCGAGTGACCCCCGAGCAAGCTGCCACGGAACTCCTCCGACGGCGTGAGGCACGCGGCACGCTCAAGGGATTCGCCAAGGCAATCGACGTGCCTGGCCGCCCCGTGGGTGAAGACGAGAATGCGTGGATCTTCGATCCCGTAGAGTCTCCCATTGCGTTCCACCATGAGGTGATCATGGACGCGGCCGAGCGATGGGCCACGACAAAATATGGTCGGTTGATGGTCTTCGCCGCGCCAGGGTCAGCGAAATCATCGTACATCTCAGTCGTGACGCCTTCGTACGTCATGGGGAAATACCCTGGTAGCCGTTTTATCTTCTCCACGTACAACCAGCGGCTGGCCGACAAGCAGTCCAAGCGCGCCCGCCAGATCTGCCGATCGACGAAGTTCCAGGCCATCTTCGATACGGTCATCCCCAAGGGGTTCGAAGGTGCTGAGGCGTGGAGTCTGGACAACGGTTCCGAGTTCATGGCGGTCGGCCTGATGTCGGGCTCAACCGGCAACCGAGCTACCCATCTGATCATCGACGACCCCGTGTCAGGCCGCGAGGATGCTGACTCCGAGACGGTTCGGGATAAGACATGGGACGCCTATTCGGATGACCTGAAGACGCGACTGATCCCCGGTGGGTGCATATGCATCATCATGACCCGGTGGCACGAAGATGACCTCTGTGGCCGCATCCTCCCCGCCGACTACGATGGCGCGTCCGGTGACATCCTGTGCCGCGACGGACAGGTCTGGCACGTACTGAACATCCAGGCCAAGGCCGAGCGCACCGATGACCCACTGGGTCGCCCACTGGGCGGTTACATGTGGCCAGAGTGGTTCGGAGCGAGGCACTGGGAGCAGTTCGAAGCCAACCCATCGCCTGCCGCCCAGCGCACGTGGTCCGCACTGTTCCAGCAGCGCCCGGCCGCGGACACCGGTGGCCAGTTCGAACGCGCCTGGTTCGATGGCGGCGAGGATTCCTCGGGCCGCGTCTGTCCGAACCGTCGTTATGGGCGCATGGAGCTCCCGCCGCTGGACCGTCTGAGGATCTTCGGCGCATCGGACTGGGCGGTGACCGAGAAAACCACGGCGGATTTCACCGAGCATGGTGTGTGGGGCATGGATTCTAACGGCGAGCTATGGGCGCTTGACTGGCAATGGGGTCAGGTCAACTCTGAGAAAGGCGTGGAGATGAACATCCAGGCCATCAAGACCTGGCATCCCGTGGCGTGGGCAGGCGAGACAGGGAAGGACGAGAACGCCATCCAGCCGATCCGCGACAGGCGGATGGTCGAGGAACGGGCGATCACGACCATCGAATTACTCCCCTCCGGACAGGACAAGGTCGCCAAGGCCGCATCCTTCCGCGCGATGGCCTCCATGGGTCGCGTGCACTTCCCGGCCGACTCGGTATTCGCCGAGCGGGTTATCTCGCAGCTGGTGAAATTCCCCGCTGGCGCGCATGATGATGCTGTCGATGTCTGCGGACATGCAGGGCGCATGGTGGATCGGATGTGGAAAGCGCCAGCGAATGAGAAGCCACCGGAGCGACCCCGATTCCTCCACGAAATCCAGTCACGGGAGATATTCGCGCTGGATGGGCCGTCGCGGTCCGGGAGTGCCCGGATATGATATTGACCGCGCTGCAATGGCTAGTGGTACTATATTCACTGGTCGTGTTGATCGTTAACTGTAGGGGTGAATACGAATGAACGTACAGGGATTTACCCCCGTCATCGGCGGCACGGTCGTGGCTGCGGCCACGGCGGCATCAGCGAATTTCGTGATGACAATCGGTTCCAATCTCCAGGAAGTCATTGTTCAGAACGCCGGGCCCAATGTGGCCTTTTTGCGTTATGGGACGACCCCACAGACGGCGGTTGCTACGGACTTCCCGCTGCTGGTCAACGCGGTCTACCTACTCACGGTGGGCCCGTCGAACAATTTCGCTGTCATTTCCCCGGCCGGTACGGCGACGGTGTATATCACGGCGGGCGAGGGCGCATAACCACCTGAGGCAAAGGATTGTCATGGGACTCAAATCGACATCAAGTACCAGTGATTCAGCACCAGGCCCTATCGGATCGTCCACGCCCAATACGGGCCGGTTCACAGGGGTGCAGTTCGGGATCGTATCCAAGACGGCCGCGTACACCGCGACATCAGGAGATTTCACGATACTGTGCGATGCGACAACGGCGGCGTTCAGCGTGACATTGCCGGCAGCCGCAGCAAACCAGGGGCGGGTGTACAACATCAAGAAGGCCGATGGATCGGCGAATGCGGTAACGATCCAGTGTAACGGGGCCGAAACGCTCGATGGATCGAACACGAAGGCGATTTCCGCGCCATTCCAGTCCGCGCAGATCCAATCCAACGGGGTGGCGTGGTTCATGATTTAAGTAGGGGCACGGAGGCCGCTATGTCATACCTTATGGATGGTGAGAGCGCTCCACCGGAAGCCAAGACGGTATCGGGGTCGCCGTACACGCTGAGCAACACGTACGGCCAAGCCGTCATGGTCGCGGTGTCGGGTGGTACGGTGCTAACGATTCAGTACTCGGTGGACGGGACGAATTTCATTCTGGTGGGGCTGCTCGCTGGACTGTTCTTTCTTCGCCCTGGCGACTATCTCAGGGTGACTTACCTCTTGACGCCCACGATCACGGTTATCCCCTAAATGGCTGACACCCCATCGCCGGTTGCCGACAAGGACTATTCGCGATACCTCGCGGAGATCGACCTTTACGCACAGAAGTCGCAGAAGTTCCGCGAGCGTGGCGACAAGATCATCCGTCGATACCTCGATGAGCGTTCCGATGCGTCCAAGCACTCGTCGAAGTTCAATGTCCTGTGGTCCAACACGGAGACGTTGCTGCCATCGTGTTACGCCAAGACGCCGGTGCCGATTGTCGAGCGTCGATTCAAGGACAAGGATCCCGTGGCGCGCTGGGCCTCCGAGGTGGTCGAGCGGGAACTCGCGTATTTCATGGACTGCGGACAGTTCTCGGCGACCATGGAGCAATGCGTGCTGGACAAGCTCCTGCCGGGCCGCGGGACGGCGTGGATACGGTACGTGCCGAAACTCCGGCCGATGCAGGTCGATGGCAATGATCCCCAAGGGTCGGATGCCGGTCCCGACGGCGAGAAACCCGTTGATCGCCCGCCACCGGAAGAAGTGTATGACGAGGAAGTCGTCGTCGATTACGTGCACTGGAACGATTTCGGACACAACGTCTGCCGTACGTGGGATGAGGTGTGGATGGTCTGGCGCGAGGTGTTCCTTGACCGCGCCGAGTTAGCCC